TTGATAAACAGCGGCTGAATCCTTTCCGTGTAAATCTTGTCCCACTCCTCAGCCAACTGCTCCAACGCACCCTGCAGCCCGTCCTCCTCAAACGCTTTGACGATGTTGTCGGCAGCAGGCTTCAACTGCCCGACCAGCAGTTCCAAGTTCTCAAAGACAGCGGCAGCAGCAGGCTCCAGCGTAATCTTCAGATAGTTCTTGAAGTTCTGCCACGACTCGCGGAACCCGTCCGTATCTGCAGCGGCCCCTTGGATAGTTTCCGACCCTTGCGTAATCTGCTCTACGAACGTGTCAAGGTCAAACTTACCGCCACGAATCGTGTCCAAGAAGTTTGATGCATACCTTGTGCCGACCAGTTCGACGGCAACACCAAACGCTTCCGACTCCGTAGCTGCATCACGAATGGTAGTGATAGCGCCCGAGAACGCGGTAGGAATGTCCTCGCCGTTCTTCGCAAGGTTCGACACGGCAAGACGCAGACCGGACATGACCGTCTCCGTGTTCACACCCGTCCGCTCAAACAGCGCCAACGCGGAAACCGCCTGCGGAAGATCAAACCCCAACGCACGCAGGTCAGCACCGTAGTTCACCGTCTGATCCGCAAGCGTCGCAAACCCCTGACCGGACGCCTGCGACGCACGAAACAGCATGTCCAACGTCTCCGCCTGGTCCTCAGCCTTCACACTAAAGTCACCGAACAGACGGGTAGCGACACGCACGTTCGACTGAATGTCGCCACCCATCAGACGGGTTACCGTCAGGAGCTGGATAGCCATTTCTTCCAGCGGGTTGCCTGTCAGCCCCAGCCGAGTGTTCAAGTCCTGAATGGCGGTACCAATGTCGGCAAAGTCGTTTGGGACCCACACGGCAACGTCACGGAACGACTCCTGCAAACCCTCAAACGCCTGCCCGGTGATGCCCGTCTGAATACGGATGGTGTCGTACACGTCGTCAAACTCTTGGCCGAGGTCAAACAGTGCCTTCGTGACCTTTGTTGCTACGGCAAGCGACGCGGCAAACACTGCCGTGATCGCACCGGCAGCAATCTGCATCGGCGTCGAGATACGCCCAGCAGACTGACCTACCCGTGCGAACGCATTCTCGGCGGGCTTGCTGTTAGCAAGAAGGTTGATGGCGAATACGCGCCCGACCGGAGCCATTAGCGTCCCTTCCCAAACTGCTTCAGCACACGCTGAACAGCCTCACCGTACAGCCGCTCAATCTTCGGCCCTTCTTCACGGACCGTCGGATAGAAGAAATACCCTTGATTGCCACGGTGCGGCTTGAACTGCGTAGTGTACGCATGGATGCCACCGCGAGTCACACCATCCCGATAGTTGATGCTCGGCTTAGGGTTCCCCTTGCCGTACTTGCCACCACCAAACTCAATGCCGAACCACACGTCAATGGCCTTGACCTTCGCCGCTTGGCTGCGCCTACGGTTCGGACGTGACTTCGACGCAAACCCGCGAGACGAGTTGACCCGAATCTTTGGGATGCGATCAGGACGCGCCTGCAACGCCTGAGCAACCAGCCGCTCCTGCGGAGTGGACGCCTTAGCCTGCGCCCGCTTGACCACATGGTTCGCAACGTCAACGGAAGCCTTGCGAAGTTCCACGTTGAACTCTTTGCCCAACTTGTTCGCGTCTCTAAGAAACTGGTTCAGGCCGGGGATGGCACGCTCAAGGTCCCTGCTACTGATTGAAGACGCTGACATGGCGATGCTCCTGACCCGGCAAGGGTACTAGGAGCAGATGTCGAACCCGTTGTCCGCCATCATCATATGCAGGCTGATGACCCCGCCGGACTTGCGACCGGCAAGGACGACGTTCCGGACGGCCTGCGTGCGATGTGTCGGGCAGTAGTAGAACGCCTGCTCAACCGGACGGCAGTCGCCACAGGCGTCAATCTTCTGCTGCGGGATGGCGACGGGCAGACGGCGCTTAGGCAGAGGGAAGATTTCCTGAGCGATGCGGGACACCGGATGGTCGGGAGCCTCGCGAGCGGTCTTGCGTCGTGACGGCGGGCGAGTGTTCGCACCGGACCCGATGCACTTGGGGAACTGTCCGTGCAGGTCGCCGCAGACGCAGATGCCAGTCGCGCGCATGACGATGGGAACATCGACCCATACGCCCCAACGCATGCTGCGTGAGGTTTGGCCTGTGTCCCTAATCGTCTCCATGCCCCAAGTGTAATGCGTGCTTACAGGGAAGTCAAGTAGCAGAATCAGCCTTTACGGCGCTCCCTGGCCCGATTGTCCATGTACGCCACCATCGCACGCAACATCCAACTATCAGCCAGCAGCTCAGACGGTGCGATACCAGTCTCTACGGCAACCGCCGCAACCGTCCACGTCAGCGACTGCCTATCAAAGAGGGTCCTCAGCCACCAGCACTTCCGTGTTCTCAACCGTGTCAAGCCAACCGTCGAACGGCTTCACCACAGCACCCGACGCCTTCATCGCAAGATACGACAGGTAGTGCTGATGCTCACGCTTCTGCTCGTTGAACGCCTTGCCGATACCCATGCCGAACTTACGCTCAAACTCAACCTCAACCTTCGGTGAAACCGGGTACTCGTGTTCTGAGCCGTCGATCCACACTTTGCACGAAAGGGATACAGCCATGCGCAGGAACCTCCTATGCGGTTAGATGATCAGGCGCCGGTACCGCGGGCGACGGCGCCGGAGACAGGCCACGTCACGGAAGCGGTGGACAGGTCGCCCACAGCACCGTTCAGCGGCGTCCACTCCGTCAGAAGGACGGTGCCGGTGTAGCGCGGTGCCGTACCCGACGCTGCCACAGCGGTCCCGAGCGGGCCAATGTCGAACGTCGTCACGGTCCCGACGAGCGGCGCGATGGTCGCGTCAACCTCGCCAGCAGCGAAGTCCTGGTGGAAGTCAAGCGTGATGGACGAGTCCTCGAGCCCGCCGACACGGGTGCGCCCGTTGTCACCGAACGCGGTCGTCTCGACAGCATCCACGTTCTGATTGATGGTCACCGAAGCAACGTGGTCCGAAAGGTCCACGCTGTTGATGATGACGCCGACGTCCGTCAGCACGATTCTCGCCATGTCTACAGCTCCTTCGGCTCGTCAGCCGTCTCTACCGGCTTAGCCGGACTCTGCTTATGTATGGTTTTGTCCGGCACCGGCTTCAGGTGTCCACCTTCAACCAGCGCTCCGATGTTACACCCCGCCAACACGCCACCGTCAATGACCGCACCGGCAGCCCACGGCAGCCGATCAGAAACAACCTTGAACGTCACGCGTAAACCTCCACCTCGAAGTCCACCGCAAGGTACAGGACGTCATTAGCATCAGACGAGGAATAGTTGGAGACGGACACGACCCGGCAGGTATCCACCACGCCACCCAAAGTCCGGTCCAGTTCGATAGCGGCCTTCACCGACGACGACCCGGACGTGCCCACGAACGGGTCCACCTTGACCTGTGCCGACCGGTCATCTGCCTTTACGACAAACACGGTGACGGTAAACAAATAGCGGGCGACCCCACGGTTCGCGTTCAGGTCGTACTCAATCTGCTGTGGCTGCACGACCGCCATCGGCGGTGTCACGAGCGCCGGAATGAATGGACGGATGCGAAGGTTCGGGACGGTCGCCATCGCAGTGCCGAGTGCGGTCCGTATCGCAGAAAGTTCTGCCATCAGAAACGCAACTTTCGGTACGGCGTAAGGAGCAGCTCAACGTCAGGGTCAACGAACCGTGACACCCGAATGGCTCCCATGTCGCCGAACGAGACGACGCCAACCGGGGATGAAAACCGCGTGTAAAGCCGTGAAGCCTGAAAAATGCACGCCGTCTTGACAGCGTCAGGGACAGCGACCCACCCGTAGGTTGCCTCCACACGGACAGTCGCACGCTGCATCCATGTGGGCCAGTAGCCATCTTCGACAGGCATGAGACGGTAGTACGGGAACGCAAGGCCGTCGCGAGTCGGCCTGATTGGTTCCTTCTGATAGTCCACGTCCGTCGTCAGCGTGGTGGCAAACGAGTAGTCCAAGTCATCGTCAATCTTCACCGACAGGATGGTTGTCGCGTCGTCGATGTAAAGGGGTTCGTAGCGGCCTGACGGGACGTAGTCTTGTGAGGTGGTGCCCGCGGCGACGGTGAAGGAACGCTGGCAGTATCCGTCGATGAACCGGGACGCAGCCTCAATAGACGCAGTGATGAGGCTGTCGTCAATCTCGTCGGTGATACGCAGCGCAGATTTGACCTGTGCCAGTGTGGCGTAGTTCGACATGGGTGACCTCCGGGCTTGCTGAGTCTACAGTCCTCGGTGCGCCGTCATCGCTGACCGGTACTCGTCCTCATCGTAAGACAGGACGGCACGGTCAAGGTC